ATAGTTGTAAAACTTAGAAATGCTAATATTCTCTCAACTACCCAAAGGAATGTAACAACTGTTGTTGAAACTTTTGATGGCAATGATTTAACTATTGATTTTGTGTTATCTAATTCTAATCTTAAAAATATTAGAACAATAACAATAAGTTCTGTGGCACAAGATTTTGGCAGTGATTATACAGTGAATTATAAAACAGCAACAGTAACATTCCTTTCAGCACCAGCAACTGGGAGTGATAACATTTCAATAACTTATGATTATGGTACAGATAGAATTTTCACAGATTTACCTAAAAATACTTTAACTGTTAATAACTTTCCAAGAATTGGTGTTGATATTATTGGAGACAATTCAGACGAGAATGAATTATCTGGTGATACAAAAATAACAAATATTTCATTTTCAATTGTAGTGTATTCAGTTGATACAGATGATATTGATACATGTTTAAAAGCAATAAGGACTTTAATGTTAACTGAACAAAAGAATTTTTATAATTTAAGATATGTTCAAAGATTATTAACAGGACCTTTATTATTATTTGCTGAAAGTAATAATCAAAAAATAATGCAAAGAAATGTTGATTATTTATCAAGATTTAATATTGAGATAGCATAGGAGGAATAAAAATGGCACAAGGAACAATATATACAAAAGTACAATATGCTGGAGAAACAACATATAATGAATTATCAAGAGTTCAAAGTTGTGATTTGAAAAGTATTAATAATTTTATTTATGACAGAGGATTAGGTGAAGGTATAAATGCAATAAATACTTATTATGGACCATTTGATGCAAATGGAAGTGTTGAATTTAATGTTGTTGATTTTGATTTTTTAAAACATTGGATTGGACCAAAATCAGGAGCAGGAACAGTAGGTGATCCTTATACTTTAACTGAAGCAACATCAGTAGCAGCATCAACTTCAGCACTTCAAACTTTTAGTATAGAAAGATTAAATGATTATGAAAGTACTGACTCAGTTGATTATATGTTAGGATGTGCTGGTACTGATTTTAATTTATCAGGTGGTATTAATGAAAAATTAATATGTTCAGCTAATTTTATTGGACAAAAAACAGGTTTTAGAACATCAGGTCAAACTTACACACCAAATACTGCAGCTTCTTTTATTATGATTAATGGGACTTGGAAATGGGGGAGTACACCAACTGCATTATCAGGAGTTAGAGAGTTTTCTATAAGTTATGATAATGGATTAATAGCTAATACAAGAAGTATAGAAAGCAGATTTATTAATATTCCTTTATTAGGAACTAGAACATATTATAACAGACTTTTATGGTGGAGCATTAACACCTGCTGATGGTAGTTCAAGTATATCACCAACTGCAGATTTAGAATTTAAGATTGAATTAGTTAATGGCAGTAAATATGCCAATATTTGGTTGGATCAATGCAGTATTGATGACATAAGTAAACCAATAGCTTTAGGTGGAGATTTAGTTTTAATGAGTTTTAATGGTACAGCTAGAGAAGGAAAAAATAATGATCCGATTACATGGTGGACAGTATGAACATTTTAAATTTGTTTAAGAAAAAACAAGTACAACTTACAGATGATTTTGTAGAGTTAAGCATTGGCAGAGTATATTTTAAACCGATTTTAAGTGGAGCATTAAATAGAATTAAATTAGTTTCAACGATAACAGGGGAACAACTTAATTTAAATTTATTTTATAGACTTATTGAATATGAAACTTTAAATTTAGAAGTTAAAGAGATTGATAATTTATCAATACAAGATGGAAAAAAAGTCAGAAATAAAGTAAAAGATATATTAAACAGATATGGTAATAAAACAAAAACTAATGGATTACAAAAAATAGGTGCACAAAATGGCAGATAAACAAGTGGGTTCAGTTAATATAAATGTTTCAGGTGGAAGATCTGAAAACAGTAATATTTCTACAGATAAAGTCATGAAAGATATGTTAAAAGAGATTAAAGGTTTAAGTGGAATTTTGACAAAACATGGTAAACTTGAAATGTCAGGTTTAAGTTCAGTCAGATCAAGTCTAGGAATTTTAACAAAGTTATTAGGTGCTGGAGGAATTTTATCAAAGTTATTAGGTGGTGGAGTTTCTTTAGCAGCACTTATAACTGGAATAATTCCACTATTTAAAGGTGACCAACCAGGAATTAATGTTAGATATGGAACAACAGGTTCACTTCCTGGAGAAAATTATTATGAAAAAGTACAACTTGAAGGCGATGATCATATTGTAGAAATAAAGAAAACAGTTGATGGTCAAGAAAAAATAAATAGAATTTTAACAATGGATGAAGCAAGACAAGAAGGTATTACAAATAAAAAGAATAGAATATTAGAAGAATTAACTGTTGAAAATTCTTTATTTGATAATATTACTAAAAATCTTGCAAGTTCAAGAGATGCTGTTATAATTAATACTGAAAATTTATCAGATATTACTGCAAGTACAGAAGCTGAAAAAATATTAATGCAAGATATAGTAAGACTACAAGAACAAAAAAGAAAAGAACTAGCAGCACAAGTTGAAGCAAAATTACAACTTTCAGCTTTTGGTACAGCAACATCAAGATATCAAAGTCAATCAGGAGGAGCAGGATGGTCTGATCTAACAGCTCAACAAAGTATAACAACTGATGAAGCTAAAAGAAGATTAACAGATATGAGCTGGATGGCTTATGGTAATTTATATGGAAGTACTACTAAACAAGCTCAAGCAAATGTTGAAAGTTTAATGACTCCTATAACTCCAGCAACAACTCAATGGGGAGATTTACCAATGAGTATTATAAGGTGATAATAATATGCCAGATAAACCATCATTAAGTATATTCACAGGAACAAAAGATTTAGGATCAGTTTTTAGAGAACAAAATCAAATTAATGTAAAATTCATTGATTTTAATATACCATTTTCAAACACAGAAGGAAACACAGCTTTAAATGCAGGTGGTAAAACTAGAATTTTAATATTACAAGGTGCACATGATGGTACAGGGTTTGATGGAACTACTCAAGAACAAAAATTAGCTGACTTTGTTTATGAAATGGAACAATGGGTTAATGCTAATGTTCAATCTAAAATAACTTATACAGACTCAATGGGAGTAAGCTATACAGTTTATTGCGTAGACTGGAGTTGGCAGAGAAGTTTTGATGACCCTTTTAGAATATTATGGAGTTTAATGATAAAAGAGGCTTATAGGAGGTGTTGATATTACATCTTATGTTCTAGAAAATACTCAAATTATAATAAACAGAAATGCTGTGAATGGTAACACTGCTAATATATATGTTTCTGATACTGTTGATTCAGTTTTAACTTTAACAGAAGGGCAAGTTGTTAATATATCAAGAGGAACAGTAACATCAACTGATAGTTATAAATTTAAAGGACATGTTAAAAAAATAAGTTCAAGAGAAAATATTTATTTATTGGAATGTAAAGATGTTATGAATCAATTAAAATATAATTTATTTACTAAAAGTTATGATATTAATATTGATGATGAGGCTGGTGAAGTTTCAGCTATTTTTAAAGACATAGTTGAACAAGGAGGATTTTCTGCAAGTGTTGTTGATTCAGGAACAGCAACAACTGATTTAACAATTGAGAAGTTCATCAGTAGAAAACAATCAAGATTTAACAGAATGAGTATATTGGCTCAAATCCTTAATTGGTTCTTTTATTATGACTATGATAATGATTGGATAAGATTCGAACCTAAAGGTTATGTTGAATTTGCAACAACATTAACTGTAGGTGGGAATGTTTATAATATACCAAAATGGACAACTGATATAGAAAATATGAGAAATAAATTAACTGTTGAAGGTGCTTATGAATTAGACACAAGAGAAGAAACCGAAACAGGTGATGATTCAACAACAGAATTTAGTTTTACTTATCCACCTGAAACAACAGATTTAACAGTTGATGGAGTTTTACAAAAAAGAGGAATTCCAAATTCAAGTGATCCTTATGATTATGTAGTTGACTCTGAATTGAAAACTTATACATTCAAAACTGCACCAACATCTGGTCAAGATATAGTTATGAAATATACAACAAGAATCCCTGCACCTGTTACTGGTTCATCTACTGAGTCAATTGCTACATATGGATTGACACAAGAAGATACTTATAAATTTGATGATATTGTAAGTGTACAAGATGCAGAAACTAGACTTGATCAATTATTAGAATTATTAAAAGATGGTATTATTACAACAGATTTAATTACAGATGTTTATAATATAAATGTAGGAAATGCAGTAAATGTAGTTGATCCAAATAGACCATCTAAGTCTGATCAATATATAGTACAAAAAGTAACTATTAATTATCCAAGTAACTTTGACACTATTTCAATTGGAACAATAGTATTTAATGTTCAAGATTTATTCATGACAATCCAAGAAAGATTAAAAGCTTTAGAAAATCCAGACACAGGTTTAATTGAG